TGTCATTGTTAAGGTCTGCAACAAACCATACAAGAGCAATAGTCTGACCAATAATAGCCAGCACAAAAGTTAGAGGTATTGATTTTGACAAGTGCCAGCTATCTTGCGCCATTATGTTGCAGCCCTATACGTTACAGTAAAAACAACCTCATCATCATAGTCGGTTAAAGTACCATCAACGTGAGTACAATGCACATACAAACCGGGTGGGGTGGTGCTCAATACCGATGCAGTCCAGTACGCAGCATTACTACTAGTGCCTGTAATCACCTGACTAAGTGAAAGAGCTGCTTGAAACCCCGTACCCACAGCCCCATAATTACCATTACCCGTTTGGTAAGATGTAAAAGGTAGGTTGGTAATTAAGAAACCATCATCTACTGCAGGTGATACTGTATCATCACCCCAATCTACGCCAATAAAAACAGTTACAAGATTTCCTACTTTAGTGTACTTTCCTTCTATATTAGAAGGGCTACCTGAAGGGACGTTGCCTTGCTGAAAGCCAGCACCCGGCACAAAAGTACCTTCTTCATACATATCAAAAGTGTTATACTTTGAAGTTGTATTCGTACCACCCGCATCACTAAATGTAAGAGTGGCAGTGGATGTACCTACAACCCAATCAGTCCCATCATATTTTAAGATACTATTTGTTGTTACACCTGTTGTATCTACATCCGACAGCTGATTTATTGTAATACCCGTTAAGTTACTACCATCACCTGTTGGAGAACCTGAGATTGATGATACTGAGATGTCATTAAAAGTTACGTTAGATGTAGTTGCTACAGCCTGACCGATTTCTATAGTAGGAGTAGCGCTTTCACCTGAGTTGTCAGAGATCGTAACACCTGTACCACCCAAAAGACTAGCTACATAATTCCCTGTAGTATGTGTACCTAAAGTTACAGAGTTATTAGCTTGTGTTGTAGTTAGTGTAATATTATCTGAGCCATCAAAAGATGTAGCTGTAGATGTTACATCACCTGCTATGGTAATACTACGAGCCGTCGCAAGTGTTGTAGCTGTATCAGAGTTGCCCGTAACATTACCAGTAACATTGCCAGTAACATTGCCAGTTACTGCACCTGTAACACTACCTTCAAAAGTACCTGCTACAAATGTTTCACTACCTACTGTCCACTTATCGTCTGTCTCATCCCACACAAGTGTTTTGTTTGTATCTGTGCCACGCTCAATCTCAATACCACCATTCTGTGTAGGTGTGCCTGTCGCATTAGAGTTGAGAACAATCTGGTTATCTGCAAGGTTGATTGTCTCAGTGTTTACTGTTGTAGTAGTACCGTTTACGGTAAGATCGCCATTAACTACAGCGTTGTTAAACGTAACATTAGATGTAGTGTCTACAGCTTGACCAATAGCTACAACACCGTCTGTGATACTTACGCCTGTACCACCACTAAAGTGTGCACGTGTCTCAGTATCACTAGGGCCAGTGTATGTAATAACACCAGCAGAGTAACTTAAACTACCGTCACCACCAGCGTCAGTAACACTAATAGCAGCCTTAGCAGCTGCAGTAGCACGTGCATCTGTGTAGTATAGGTTAGTTGTGCCTTCTGCTACAGTGTCTGTATCACCCTGTGTAAAACTAATAACGCCTGTACCTGAGTTGTAGCTAAGGCTACCCGTAGCTGACACAGAAGCTCTAGCACGAGCAGTAGTAAAGTACTGGTTAGTTGAACCTTCAGCTACTGTATCTGTATTACCTTGAGTATATGTAAAAGTACCTGTAGCAGAATCGTAACTTAAACTTCCACTAGCAGAAAGGGCACCTCTAGCTCTCTCATTTGTAAAGTATAAGTTTGTAGTACCTTCAGATACTGTATCTGTATTACCTTGAGTATATGTAAAAGCACCTGTAGCAGAATCATAACTTAAACTCCCACTAGCAGAAAGGGTATCTCTAGCTCTCTGATCTGTAAAGTATAAGTTTGTAGCACCTTCAGCAATATCATCTGTGTCATGGTTTGATACATCGGATACTGTACCCGTTACGTTACCTGTAATACCACCTGAAGAGTCTATTGTAGTAAATGCACCAGAAGAAGGGCTAGTAGAGCCTATAGCCGCCCCATCAATATTACCACCGTTAATATCTACTGTAGCAAGTGTTGCTTGTCCTGTACTCTGTAGAGTGGTAAATTTACCTGTAGTATGACTGGCAGAACCAATAGTAGTACCATCAATAGCACCCCCATTAATATCCACGGTAGATGCTGTAAGGGTGCTAGATAGCGTAGTACTACCTGTAACAATAAGATTACCACCAATATTACTGCTGCCTGACACAGTAAGTTCATCTGTATCTACAGTACCATCAAACCAAGCATTCTTAAATTGAACGGCATTAGTACCTAAGTCTAAAGTATTAGTAGTTTTAGGCGTAAGCGCTGTTGCAGAGATAACAAGGTCTTGTACTGGCCCTACCTTAGTAATAGGGCTACCGCCTCCAGTAGTGCCGTCATGAGTGTGACCTCCTGAACTAGCAAACGCTAACTCAATAGCATCATACTCTGCATCAAAGTCATCTGCATCAATAACATTACCGTTAGCAATGTTGTTTGCTGTATCCTGACGTGTATAACCTGCCATGTTTTAGTCCTTACTGTCTATCGTTTTGGCTGTACTCTAAAAGAGCAGCATCTAGTGTGAAGGTAGGGTTTATAGACCTATCTGCCACACGTATTGAAATGGTCTTACCTGAACCTATAATATTATTAGGGTACACCTTACTTATATTACCACCGAATCTTGCAGCATCTCCAGGGTCAGACACTTGAGGAACACCCGGTGCACTAATAACATTACCAAACACAGACCTACTGGATCCAAATGCAAATACACCGCCACTTGTAATACTTACACTTTGTGCAGGCGGTTGTATTGTAGTGGTAGACCCGCTTTCATCAAAGTCATACTTAACATTGAATGCTATATCCATATCACCTTTAGGTTCAGCGTACAGAGTTATCTTATAAAAGGACTTCCGTATCTGAGGGTCTGAAATGGGCATATAAGGAGATTCATATATAGACTCAATTTCTGCTCCGTCAAAGCTACTACCTTTATCCATTATATATACGTAACCGTCAGCATTGGCAAATACAATAGTTTCTTCTGTTCCTGAGTAACGGCTATCAGCCACATGAGCTTTTATTCCGAAAGTAGTAGACCAGCTAATACCAGATGCACCCTGAGCTATGAATTTAGTAGCTATCAAACCCTTAGAAACTTCATTCTTTTCAGCAGGTATATATGCAAAGATACGGTATTGCGCTTTCTCACGGATAAGAACAGAGGTAAAGTTAGAACTGCTATTAAGAAAGGTGTTAGCATCTTTAGTGATAGGATCAGAGGCAATGTCCAAAGCAAAGTCACCGATACGATCAGTTGCACTAAGTAACCTAATACCATCAGGAGCAAGGTACATAATGTCACCACCAACTTCCTGAATAGTGTCACCGTTAATACAGCCTATGCGATCTGTAATACTTGATAAATCAAAGTCTGCAGTCGTTTTACCTGTAAGTCTTTTAATGCTGTTAGCAGTAAATATAATAAGTTGATTACGAAAGACAACAAGACCAGTAATATCTTCTGTTATGTTAATAAAACCAGAACCTGTAGCTGAAGAAAAATCATCCAAAGTAAAAGGCGCTGTAAAATATAACTTATTTCCTTTAGCGTACCAAGCTGTGTCTGAAAAGACCGCTGTATGTTCTGCACCCAACACATCTGCCAAACCATTAACAACGGTAAAATCGTTAGTAGATGTATTATATATAGCAGGGTAGTTAACACCATCAACAAATATTAACTTTTCAGTACCATCAAGGTTGCCTATAACATTACGAACCTTATTACCTAATAATGGTCTAGCACCTAAAGATGTCCAAGCACCCCCTGCTCCATAGTAATACTCTGTTACATTAGAGCTGTTTTCTCTAGCCACTACTACATGGTCAGCCTCAACAACAGCTACTCCTAGAACAGGACCAGAACCAGCAACCTCTGTGTCACTATACTTATTATAGCCTTTTATTTTAGAGTAGCCGCCCTCTCTGGTAGCTTCAAAGTTCTGCAAAATAGTAGCAGAACCCACAGCATTTGTACCCTGCTGTAGAAGACTTAGATTAGAGATGAGGCCACCTCTAAACTCAATAGGAAATGTCTGCCACTGTGTAGCCATTAGAAATGTACTCTTGTATCTCGCAGGTATTCAGTGCGATTAATGTGTAAGCTACGAAGTTGTTTAATGCCTTGCTCAAACTTTTGTAGTGATAATTGTGCAGCTTGAGTGTCGCCACGGAACTGGTAAACGTAATACATAGCACCGTCTACAATGGTATAGCGATATTGTTCTGGAAGAGTAGGTACGTCTGAAGCGCTCTCTAAATCAAACCCTGTCCTAAAATATTCATACACTACCTCATACTCTTTATCAGGCGCAGGATAAAAGATAAGTTCTCTACTAGGTGTGCGTACTATATACTCAGGAATACCATATGTACTTGTTGTAGAGTTATACTCAGAATCAGCAAACTTGTCAAGCCATTCTTCATAAGATAAAACTTTTAACTTTACAGTACCTACATTAAGAGTCGCATTACGTTTGATGCGAAAAGTGTTCATGTTAATAGTCTTACTATCATAAGGCATACTGTAACGAACTTCACCTACAGCTAGTACTTCTGTTTCTTCTACGTGGTTCCAAGGCCACTCAAACTCTTCCTGACCAATATGTCTAATAGCTGCGTTAACAGAATCTTTAGCAAAGCTATAGTAACCTGTAGCTGAAGAAAAGTTAGCAGTATTAAGCTCTACTTCGTTAAGGCGGCGGTTAACATCATTAACTAAGCTTATGTAATCATAGGCCATTATTATTTCTCCTTAACACGTAGGAATATACTGCGCTCATACTGGAGACCTGATGACGTAGTGATCTGACATGTAATCAAGTATCTAGTATTATTTGTGCCTAAAGAAAACCGTGTTGTAGCTACATATTCCGTCTGTGTTCCTGTAACAAACTGCAACCCATTGACTACATCAGCATCAGCTACCTGTGTCTTAACACCATCAGCATCTTTAATAAACCATAGGGCTGAAGAAATAGTATCACTACCAAGAAACCGTGACCAGTCTACACTGTAATCTACGATCTCATCTTTATCTTTATCGGGCCATTTATATGACATAGTTATTCCTTACGCTGCAATATAGACGGTATTGCTTCCTTGTTGTTTACCTATGTAAACGGTATAGTTTTCTTCGGTTATGTAAACTATATTGTTCCCTTGTTGACTGCTTTCGTATGAGACAATATAAAGAGTATTAGCCCTGTTGTACTGATCTGCATAGTCTGCATATGGGAATTTTACAGCAGTAGTATCTAATAAGTTATTATATAGATTAGCTAATGTACCGGAGAAGGTAGCTTTAGCTCCGCCTAAAGCATTTACTGTAGATATGTTTAATAAAGCAGACGTACTACCTGTAGTTATAAGTGAATCAGCAGAAAAGTCAACATCTTTTATACTTGCAGTACCTACAGCAGGAGATATGAAAGCGGTAGCCTGAGCATCTTCATCTGCAAAGTTACCAATATAAATGCTAAGGAAAGCAGTAGCACTAGAGGGTGTTACGTTAGCTAAACCTTCTACATTAGCAAAGTCATTTACTGCAGTATTGCTGCTAGTACCTACTGTAGTAATATTTGCCTTAGCATCTACATCAGCAAAGTCACTAGCGGTACTCGTTGCAAAAGCACCTGTTGGCGTTATGTTTGCAGTAAGTGTGTAATCTAGTGTACCTGTATTAAAGGACGCAGTTACAGCAGGTTGTATTATATTAGCCGTTAAGGTGTATAAGACGTCCTGTACTATAGCACTAGAGGAAGACCCTGTAACAGTAAAGTTAGCTTTAGCATCTACGTCAAAGAAATTGTTGGGCGTAGCAGCTGCATTAACTCCGTTAAAAGTTATGTTGGCATCAGCTAAACTATCTACTGTATTCGCTGTAAGAGTTGCTGTGACAGAGGACTGTGTTGTGTTAGCCACACCCTTAGATACAATATCATTAATAGTAATATTAGAGAGTATGCTCGCAACGGTTGCAGCTGCTTCAGCATCAAACAATATTGCATTAGCACTAACTGCAGAAACACTAGGAACAATAAAAGAACCCTGCGCATCAAAGAGTAAGCTACCTGCAGTAGACTGTCCTATTGATGAAGTCAGAAAGGCTCTAGCCAAAAGAGAGGAAGTAGATTGACTTATAGGTGTCTCAGAAAATGCTGTAAAGCCTAGCATTGTACTTCCTTACTCAGGCTTAGTGGGCCATGTGACGTCGTGTGGAAAGCCAGATTGCTGTGGTACATCTAGTAACGCTTGACGGTATGTAGCCCACTCAGCTTGGGTAGCAGCATCAAGTGAAGCCCAGCGAAGTGCATTACCAGCAATAGCATCTACTTCCTCAAGTAGCATATTTCGTTTAAGACGATAAGGCTCAGACATATCCCAAGAGCCATTGTTATATTTGGCTGCTCCATGCTCAGGGCCAACAGGCACTTCTGTCCAAGACGGGTCTGCGTAAGCCTTATTGTCTACGCCGCCCATGTAGTTTCCGTCAGAATCAATATAGTGATAATATATTACGTCTGTCATGTTTTTATCCTATAAGAGTCAAGCGTACACGCCACTGTGAATTTAACATACTTCCTGAAGAATTAAAACTTTCTCTTCTAAACCAGATACCATTAGAGTAAACACCCCACTTTATGGTAGTGCTATCTACGTTGATTAACGCCACACCCCAGTTCGCATACTTTTCACCTGAGCTCAGAACGTGAACATCACCCACGGAATAACCCCAGTTCGCAGTAACACAAACAAGCTCTACTTGTATTGCTTTTGGCATAACTCCTAAAGAGTGGGATAAAGTGTAAGTGCCCCCCGCAGCCCATGTGTTGTCACCAGAGGTCCAAGAGTTCACTCCGCCAGAGGTCCATATTAGTTGAGCACCTACATTTGAAAAATACCCACCAGCGTAAGCAAAAGGAGCACCGA